CTGCTCACGACATACGAAAACTCGGCATAAGAAAGAAATACCTTGAAGATGTTGGTTATGACACCTACATGATCTTTGTCAATACTTCTCTTGATATTGCTCTTCAACAAAACCAAGATAGAGCTCGAAAACTTACAGATGATGTTATTCATAGAACATGGGAAGAAGTACAAAGTATTAAAGATCAACTCGCTAACCTATTTCCTGGCGGATTTGTTGAAATTGTCAACAATAGAGCTGGAGAAGATGTATTTCGAAAAGCATTCGTTGAAGTAGGTAAACTTATAAAGACCCCACCAAATAAACCCGCCGCAAAAATGTGGATTGCACACGAACTGGAACAAAAACGTAGATAACTTGACTTATTGATATTTCGTGTTATAATATAGTATGAGCTTATATACAGATCAAAAATATGTGGGATTAATATCCCCTCGCCTAGATTTATTTAAACAGGTTCGACAAAATCTTTGGAATTCACGATGTCCCATTTGTGGTGATTCTCAAAAGAATAGATCAAAGAAACGATTGTACATTTTCGCAAAGAAGCAAGACTTGTTTGTGAAGTGTCATAATTGCGGATATGGTGCTTCTCTTGGAAACTTCATAAAACAACTTGATCCTCATCTTCATGGTCAATATATCATGGAAAGATATAGTCAAGGTCAAACTGGTCGTGGTAAAACTAAAGAACCAGAATTTCACTTTGAACCACCAAAATTCAAACCTAGACCAACTACCATCGATTTACCCTCTATAGGCTCTCTCACACGCACCCACCACGCCCGTTTATTTTACGAAGGTAGGAAGATGCCTAATAATTTCTTAGACAAAGTTTTCTATGCGGAAGACTTTAAAGAGTGGGCAATATCAGTATCCGAAATAGATTATTCTAATTTGGGTAAAGAAGAACCAAGAATGGTTATCCCATTTTTTGATACAGAAGGAAAACTAATTGCCGCTCAAGGAAGGGCTTTGGGCAGTCATGAACTCCGATATATTACTATCAAGGTTACTGAAGACAGCCCTAAAGTTTATGGTTTGGAACGATGGAAATCAGAGGAACATACATATATTGTAGAGGGGCCAATTGATTCTATGTTTCTTCCAAATTGTCTCGCGGTTGCCGGAGGCGATCTTCAGTCAATAAAAATTGATAGAGAACGCTGTGTATTAATATTCGACAACGAACCTAGAAATGAACATACTGTTAAGAAATTGATGAAAGCCATAGATGATGGATGGTCTGTTGTTATTTGGCCTAAAGAGAAAAAGTTTAAAGATATTAATGATTTAATTATGAGTGAACTATCAACTGATGAAATTCTTGAAATGATAAATAAAAATACTATGAAGGGATTAGAAGCGGATTGGGCAGCAAGAAAGTGGAGAAATGTCCAATGAAGAAGTAAAAGTTCATGATCTTGGGTTCGTAAAATTACTTGATGTCATGGGCAATGATGAAGAAGTTGAAAATGCTGCACGTATTAGTTACGGTGAAGGAACACGAAAGACAAGTGCAACAAGAAACCTCATTCGATACTTAATGAGACATAAACACACCTCACCCTTTGAGATGTGTGAGATCAAGTTCCATTTAAAACTTCCTATATTTGTTATGCGCCAGTTAGTCCGCCATAGGACAGCAAACCTGAACGAGTACTCTGGACGGTACTCAGTCATGTCAGATGACTTTTATTTTCCAAAGGGGAAAAATCTTAAACCCCAATCATCGACAAATAAACAAGGTAGAGAAGAAGGAGAGTTAGGTAATGATACAGGCGAAATTGAATTTGAAATATTTCGGATCTTCGATGGAGCAAAGAACGCCTATCATAACCTACTAGATTGGAATCTATCGAGAGAGCTCGCAAGGATAGTGCTCCCCGTGTCGAATTATACTGAAGTAATATGGAAAACTGACCTACATAATTTTTTTCATTTTGTCAAATTGCGGGGGGATAGCCACGCACAACAAGAAATACAAGATTTTGCTCATGTAATGTATCATTTGGTTAAACCACATTTCCCATTGTGCTGTGAAGCATTTGAAGATTATATCAGAGATGCGGTTACATTTTCAAAGAAGGAAATGGAGATTATAAAAGACAATCTCAATAATATCGTTGCAACTGATAGATTGTCAGGACGAGAAGAAACGGAATTTTTAGAAAAGCTAAAATAGAAAGAAGAAATCATGCTACCTACCGAATACCAACAATTTATTCATTTATCAAGATATGCAAGATGGGATTATGACAATGGTCGAAGAGAAACATGGCACGAAACAGTAGAACGATATTTTGATTTCTTCACGAAACATTTAAAAGAAACGTGTGAATTTAGTTTAGATAATGGAGCAAGAGTTGAATTAGAAACTGCAGTTAAAGAATTAAAGATAATGCCGTCTATGAGATGTCTCATGACAGCAGGTCCTGCATTAGAAAAAGAAAATGTTGCTGGATATAATTGTGCCTACGTGAAGGTAGATCAACTCAGATCATTTGATGAAATTCTATACGTGCTGATGAATGGTACGGGTGTGGGATTTTCAGTAGAAGAAGAATATACAAATCAACTTCCAACTGTTCCAGATGAATTATATGAAACAGATACAACTATTGTAGTCGCAGACTCTAAATTAGGGTGGGCTAGGGCGTTTAAAGAACTTGTGGGATTACTTTTTGGTGGACATATACCAAAATGGGATATAAGCAAAGTTAGACCCGCAGGTGCACCATTAAAAACTTTTGGTGGCCGAGCTTCAGGTCCCGAACCTTTAGTAGACCTCTTTAATTTTATGGTTGGTACAATTAAAAGTGCATTAGGAAGAAAACTTAAACCAATAGAATGTCATGATATCGTTTGTAAAGTCGCAGAAATTGTTGTCGTGGGTGGTGTCCGCCGCTCTGCTCTTATTAGTCTTTCTAATCTCAATGATAGAGAAATGCGATTCGCCAAACACGGTGAATGGTATCAAAACAACGTACAACGCGCACTTGCAAACAACTCAGTCAACTATAAAGAAAAACCAGATGTTGGAACTTTCATGAGAGAGTGGTTATCTCTCTATGATTCCAAATCAGGAGAACGTGGTATTTACAATGGGTTAGCAAGCAAACATCATGTAAATGACCTAAATACTAGAAATAGGGATAAAAATGGCACATACATTCAACGAAGAGTGGTACGAGATGATTTCGGCACAAATCCTTGCAGCGAAATCATTTTACGATCCAGGGAATTCTGCAACTTGTCCGAAGTTGTACTCAGAAGCAACGACACTATCCAGTCTATCAAAGACAAAGTTAGACTTGCAACTATCCTTGGAACATTCCAATCTACACTCACAAGTTTCAAATATCTCTCAAGAGAGTGGAGTAAAAATTGCGAGGAAGAACGATTACTGGGAGTTTCACTTACCGGAATCATGGATTGTGCCCTAACTAATGGTACAAAAGGCAATATAGACAAAGTACTGACTGAATTACGAGAAGTAGCAGTCGAGACAAATGAGGAATACGCAGACAAATTGGGGATTAATCGCAGCGCATCAATTACATGTGTCAAACCTAGTGGTACTGTTTCTCAGCTCGTTGACTCTTCTTCTGGTATTCATGCCCGCCATAACCCCTTTTATATTAGAACTGTAAGAGCGGATAACAAAGATCCCCTGTGTAAAATGATGAAGGCTGAAGGTTTTCCGAATGAACCGGATATTAATAAACCTGAACACACAACTGTCTTTTCATTTCCACAAAAAAGCCCAAAAGGTGCAACTTGTAGAAATGATATGACTGCATGGAAGCAGTTATCACTATGGCACACTTATGCAAAAAAGTGGTGTGAGCATAAACCAAGTGTGACAGTATCCGTCAAGGAAGATGAGTGGGTCAATACGGCCGCATGGGTCTATGATAACTTTGATGATATTAGTGGTATTAGTTTTTTACCATTTAGTGACCATACTTATAGACAAGCACCGTACCAAGATTGTACTGAAAAAGAATATAACGAATTAAAAAATAAAATGCCAAAGAAAGTTAATTGGGCTACTTTGGCAGAATTTGAAACTCAAGATTACACTAATGCCAGTCAAGAGTTTGCGTGTACTTCAGAGAAAGGGTGTGAGATCGTTGATATTTCTCCAAAAGTTACACCATCATAGAAAATGAATATCAATAATCAAAGCATTTAACTGGAGTAGCCATGTCAATGGACTTTAAAGACAGATTACAAATATGGTTAGATGATGTAAAAGACAGACTTTTTAATGTCTTTGGTCGAGACAAAATAGAAAAAGAAAATCTCTACGAAACTAGGTGGGTATGGTATCATACTCTACTAGTCATAGAATTGTTCATAATAATCATTTTGTTATGGTACATTGCAATATGAAAACTTATACACCTGTATATTTTATAAAAAAGCTTTTAATATTTTTAATAATATTGATTCCTGTAAGTATATTCATTATGAATCTTACAGTAGTAAGAGCGGAAGATAATAACACAAAAGAGGGGGTAGGGGCCGAAGAACTGAATAAAGCAAGGAAGAAGTTTAAAGATGAAGGAAAGAAAAGGGGAACAGTATTTCTTAAAGTTCCTAATGATGAGTGGCCCACTCAGGTTATTTTTGATACTACAAATATATGTTATCAAGGAACTGTAAGATGGATTGCAATGGGGAATCCTAACCTTTTGAATCAGGCGCCCCCATATCCTATTGCAAGAGCAATGACAATTCATTGTTTTTGTGTACTGGATAAACTCAGGACAGAATATAGATATACGCCGTATGTTGATATGCTCAATAAGGATGATCCAATGAATCCACAGAAACTTCCTAACAAGTTTATGGAAAAATCTGTAGAGTGTATCAGAGAACATGGTACTTTAGCGGGATTAATTGTATTAGATCCTAATTTTAATATGGAAGACTTGGACACAATGAAATCGAAAGATATTGATCAAAAGATAGAGGATGTACTACCTAATGACAATTCTGGGAAATCAGACTCATTACCCGAGCAACCAAAGGAATTGCCTACAGATACACCCTTATTAAATTTTTAACAAGGAAAAAATGGAAAAGTTTACACGTTTCTTTTTGTTATGCTTTTCTATATTAATATTCTTTGGTGTTTCGGTACAAGCCATCACCAAAGAGGTCATAGAAGAGGTGAGAAGGTCGGTAGTATTACTATCGTTAAATACATTAGAAAATCCGCCTGTTGACGCCAAAAATGCATTGTGTTCTGGAACAGTCATCAATGAACAAGGTCATATATTGACTAATTTTCATTGTGTGTATGGACAAAAGACACTTAATATGTATTATTGGGATGAAAATGACTGGCGAGAATATAAAGTAAAAATAATTGGTAGAGACCCATTAGCCGATTTAGCTCTACTTGAAGTAATTGGACTAGAAAGAAAAGTTCCTTACTTAAAGTTTGCTGAAGATGAGGACATATATTCAGGGGAAGAAGTATTCGCCTTTGGTCATCCAATGGGAATGGCATGGAGTCTATCAAAAGGTATCATTTCTAGTACAGAAAGATATGCAAGACATCCTTATATCAACTCAATTCAAGTAGATGCTGCAATCAATAAAGGAAATTCTGGCGGACCTGTATTTAATGAGAAGGGTGAAATCGTAGGAATTGCAACCTTGATGGTATCTAGGACAAATCAAAATGCAGGAGTAGGATTAGCAGTTAGGGCAGATGTCGCAGAAGAATCACTTGCTGTGATGTTAGAAAGGGGAAAAGTAGATCGCCCAGCACTAGGAGTTATGATTATTCCTTTATTTGGAAAATCTAACCAAAGAGATAAAATATTCAAAGATAATCCTAGTATAAATACATCAATCCCGAACACTTTTGGTTTAATGATAAGTGATAAAAATAAACCAGATAGTCCACTACCTAAAGGATTAAAAGCGTGGGATACGATAATAGGAGTTAATAATATTCCTACTAACAATGATGTAGAATTTGCTAACGAATTGAGGAAATATAAAATTGGTGCTTCAATCAGTATTAATATTCTTAGAGATAAACGATTTATAACAGTTAATGACATTCCTCTAAAAATATTTCCTGTTCCTATAGATAAAATGTATGGGGGAAGGGCCGCTTCAATTCCTTTGGCACCACCGATGAATCAAGAAAAAAAGTAAGAGGCAGGAGATGGAAATATGCCAGTAGATATATTCTGGAACGATGGAGATGCGACAATACATATAATGTGTGATGGGTGTGACAAAGAATATGAAATTTTAGTAAGAGATACCTCAGGGTTAGAAATGTGTGCTTTTTGTGGACATTACCTTGAGGTAGATAGTGAAACCGGAGAAGTAAATGAATCAGAAGAAGATAGCTGGGATTGATTATTCATTAACTTCACCAGCAATTTGTATTTATAGTGAGGAAGAAGATGGTGGATATTTTGACTTTGATAGCTGTACTTTATATTATCTATCTAATAATGAAAAACAACAACAACTTGCCGCCGGGTGTGGGATAGATAACATAAGGGCTGAATTGTATCCCAAATGGAACACACAAGAGGAGAGGCACGATGGTCTTTCCTCTTGGGTCATATCATTAATACAAGGATGTAGTGAGGTGTATCTAGAAGGTTATGCTTATGGAGTAACTTCTAACAGGGCGCCTATATATGAGAACACCTCAGTACTAAAACACAAAATGTGGAAACGAAAGATGTCATTTACTACTTATCCCCCTACAGTAATCAAGAAGTTTGCGACAGGTAAGGGTAATGCAAATAAAGAACAAATGTATGAAGCTTTTGTCGGTGAACTGTTGACCCCCACAGACCTCAAAGAACGATTAACTCCCAAAGCAACAAAAGTAATAAATCCGATTAGTGATCTAGTGGATTCCTATTTCATCGCAAAATGTGGTGCAGAAGGAATGTTATGAATGAGCATACATATAAAGAACGGAAGAAAATTGCTAATCGAAAGTATTATGAGAAGAACAAAGATCGTCTTGCTGAGAAATGGAAACATGATGAAGACCGAAAAGAATACCTAAAAGAATACTATAAGAAAAATAAAGAGGTTATTCTACAACGGGCAAGAGAGTGGAATAAACGTAATAAAGAAGCAAGAAAACTGATCATTGAACGTGATAAAAGAAGTAAATTGAAACCTTTTTGGGAGGTAAAATGAAATGGAAGACGATAGAATATTTTCCTACCCTTTTTCATGAGTTTATTTGGACAGAAGATGAGATCCGCCCACTTCTAGAAGAAGTAAATGCTAAAAAAGAAGCAATAAAATGGAAATATTTAAATGAGTATGCAAAAGATCCTGAAGATAGAGTGGATGATTATTGGACAGATCATGCTGGTTCAGTAACGTTAGATGAATATAATAAATTAACAGAGGAAGTTTGTAATTACTGGAAGCCTCACTTAGATGTTCATCTTATTGCATATTGGACAGCAATTTATGCAAAGAAGGGATATCATGAAACTCACCAACATAATCCCCATCCTTATGAGACTGTCGGCCCCAATATGTCTTCAGTTTTATACCTATCTGATATTGGAGTAACACAATTTTATGCTCCTGACCAACTATCAGGTGATCCAGATATTTTTATTCAATCTGAAGTTGGTAAATTGGTTATATTTCCCGCTCACATCTTACACAGAGCACCCCCACACATGCACGATGACAAAGAAAGAATAATAATTTCAGCTAATTGGAGAATACAAGAAGCTTATCATGGTGGGTTTTGGCAGGCTAGAGATGAGATTATTCCAATGTCAGCTTCACAGAGGGAATTTCACAAGAAGGAAAAACCCTTTTCTTAATAAATATCCATGAATATAAAAAATTATCAAGAAATTATTGATTTGACAGATTATCTCGCGGTGTCAAATGAATACCTCATCCGCAAATTTACGGAAGGTGGCAACTACTTAATCATCGACAGCTTTGGTGACTTTTTAATATTAGAACGAGATAAAGTGGATGCCGTTTTTTCAACAATTTGGAATGACCTTTACGGTCCCATATCAGAAGAAACACCACACATATTGAATTAATAAACA